TGTTTTACATCACCTGCGGGTGAACAAGTGTTAAAAGACTTGGATGCAGCATATGGTAATAGAAGTAGTTATTCTAGTAATCCATATGATACTGCTTACAAGGAAGGGCAACGTAGTATATTACTACGTATTAAATCAATGATAAAAGAAAGGAAAGAGGATTAATATGTCAGAAAACGCAGAGGCCGTTACCACCGAAGAACAGGTAACCCAAGATAGTACAATCTTAGGGTCTGAGGCAGTGGGCGATAACCTTGATTGGAAATCATCACTACCTGACGAATTGAAAAATGACCCAACTTTGTCAAACTTTAAAGATGTTGAAAGTCTAGCAAAGACAGTAGTACATCAACAAAAACAGATGGGTAATCGTATACCTATTCCAAAAGATGAAGAAGGTTTTAATGAGTTGTATACAAAACTTGGCAGACCAAGTGAAGCAACAGCTTATGAAACTAATATTCCTGAAGATATGCAAGAGCATTACAGTGAAGATAATTTAAATCAATTTAAAGATGTTGCACATAAAATTGGTTTGAATCAAAAACAAGTAGATGCGCTTATTGAATATCAACATGGTGCAATACGTGCATCAATAGATAATGAACCCGCAATGTTAGCTGCGCAAAAAGAAGATACAGAGCAAACGCTAAAACAAGATTGGGGTCTTGATTACAATAAAAATATTAGAGCAGCACAACGCGCTTTACAAGTTTATGGTGATGAAGAAATTATGGATTTGATGAATACATCAGCAGGTAATCATCCTGCAGTTGTTAAATTGTTTGCACGTTTAGGTGCTGAAGTAACAGAGGATATGACACAAAATACTCAAAATAATACTTTAGCTACTAATAAATTAGACGCGCAAGACGAAATTAATGCCATATATTCTAACCCTCAACACGCATATTTTGATCAAAAAAATCCTGATCATAAAACTGCCGTAGAAAGAGTTAGACAACTAATGGAAAAAGTGCATGGATAATTAGTAACTTATATGGTATATTTAGAACACAACACATAGGCCCAACAGGACAACCTAAGTTGTTCGGTGTGCAACCGTAAATGCCGTTTGACAGTGCGTATACTGTAAGGTTTCCCTGCAAAGGACAAAAACCGATTATGTTAAACTTAAACTAAGAAGGAGGCACATATGTCAGTGCAAATAACTACAGCTTTTGTTGAACAATACAAAAGCAATGTGTTCCATCTAGCACAACAAAAAGGCTCACGTTTAAGGGATTGCGTAAGATCGGAAACGGTTACAGGAAAATCGCACTTCTTTGAGCGAATTGGGTCTGTGGCAGCAGAAAAGCGTACATCGCGACACTCTGACACACCTAGAATGGACACACCCCATAGTAGACGAAAAGTTACTATGGACGACTACGACTGGGCAGATTTGATTGATCAGGAAGATAAGGTAAGGATGCTTATTTCCCCTCAATCAGAATATGCTATGGCAGGCGCTTGGGCGATGGGTAGAGCTATGGATGATTCAATCATTGCTGCTGCTACAGGTACATCATACGGTGGTGTATCAGGCGGCACTTCGGTTGCGTTACCCGCAGGTCAAAAAATCGCACATGGTTCTGCAGGTCTAACTCTGGCGAAACTAATATCAGCAAAAGAACTTCTTGATGCTAATGATGTTGACCCAGATGAAACTAGATACATGGTTGTAACAAGCAAACAAATGTCTAACTTGTTAAATTTAGAGAAGGTAACTTCTTCAGATTACGCAAGCATTAAGGCGTTAGTACAAGGCCAAATTGATACGTACTTAGGATTTAAATTCATAAGAACGGAAAGACTTGGCACTGATGCTAACTCTGACAGACAAGTGTTAGCTTTCTGCCAATCTGGTATTGGGCTTGCTGTGGGTTCAGATGTTTCTACAAGAATTTCTGAACGAGCAGACAAGAATTATGCAACTCAGGTATTTCTATCTATGACAATCGGCGCTACGAGAGTAGAAGACGAAAAAGTAGTAGAAATCGCATGTAACGAATAAGGGAGGGTTAAAACATGGCTACTGTATATTCAGCACAGAAGACCAGTTGGAATCAAAATAACCCAACTGATAAGATTAAAACAAATGAATTCGCAGGACGTGTTAGAATTGCTTACGCTACTTATGAAGCGTCAAGTCTTTCTGCAGGTGATGTAATTGAAATGTTTAATCTGCCAAATGGCGCGAGAATCGTAAGTGGTTCTATTGCACACGATGCACTAGGTTCATCTACTACTCTTGCCGTAGGCTACGCAGCGCATACTAATGCAGCAGGAACAGCAGTTTCAGCTTCAGCAGCAGCGTACAAAGCAGCAGCTTCATCTGCATCAGCAGGTAAAGCGGACGTTTGTGCGACTATTGCTTTAGGTCACGGAACTGAAGTTGATGCTAACCAAGATGGTTTGCCTGTGGCAATAACTTTAGCAGGCGCGGCTGCAACGGGTACTATTGTACTTACGATGCAGTATGTTACTGACTAAGTAATAAAATTAGGTAGGGGGTACAACACCCCCTATCTTTTTGTAAAGGAATAAAAATGGCAACAGACGTATCTATTTGTAGTAACGCTTTAAGACGGTTAGGTGATGCACCTATTACAAGTCTTACAGATGATACAGAAAGAGCGCGTCTATGTAATGCCTTTTTTGCTGATGCCCGTGATCATGTATTACGAGCGCATCCATTTAATTTTGCCATTACTAGAGCAACATTAGCACAGTTATCAAGTACACCTTCATATGGTTTTAGCTATATGTACGCATTACCAACAGACCCGTATTGTTTGCGTGTGTTGGAAATGGAACACCCAGATTTTATATTTAAAATAGAAAACGATGCAACAAGCGGAAGGGTCTTGCTTACAGACGAAGCTACCGCAAAAATTTTGTATATAGCACGTGTAACTGACCCAACTTTATTTGATGCAATGTTTGTAGAAACTTTAACATCTAAGTTGGCTGTAGATTTAGCGTATGCAATAACAGGAAGCGCACAACTACAGGCGCAGATGGAAAAAATGTATCAAGCCAAGCTATCTGAAGCCCGTAGTGTTGATGGTCAAGAAGGATTTATTGATGACCTTGTATCAAACACATTTACGGACTTTAGAAAATAATGGCAAGAGTACACCCTTTTCAATCAAATTTTACAGCAGGCGAACTTACACCAAAGTTAGCAGGGCAAATTGATTTTAAGAAATATGCTAATGGCCTAGAAACTTTGCAAAACATGACAGTGTTTCCGCAAGGTGGTGCAGCACGTAGATATGGTACTAGATTTGTAGGGCCAGTAAAAAATCATTCACAAAACGTAAGATTAATACCTTTTGAATTTAATGTTGAGCAAAGTTATTGTTTAGAATTTGGTCATCAATATCTTAGATTTTACAAAGATAACGGTATTATTACAGAAAATGACAAAACAATTACTGGTATTACACAAGCAAATCCTGCAGTAGTAACAGCGTCTAGTCATGGTTACAGCAATGGTGATGAAGTTATTATTACTGCTGTTAATGGTATGACACAAATAAATGGCAAACGTTACAAAGTAGCTAATAAAACTACTAATACGTTTCAAGTAACAGATTTAGACGGAAACAACATAAACAGCACTTCATTTACAGCATATGCAAGTGGTGGCGATGCTAATAAAATTTATGAAATTTCTACTAATATTACAGAAAGTATGTTGTATGAAATACAATTTACGCAATCTGCAGATATTATGTATATTGTACATGAAACCATAGCACCGCAAAAATTATCAAGAACAGGTCATACATCATGGACTATTGGTAACGAAACGTTTACTAACGGCCCATTTTTAGATGATGGCACAACAGCAGCTTGGAGTGGGTCTAACGGTTATCCGCGTACTGTATCATTTTACGAACAACGTTTGGTGTTTGGTGGTTCAACTAAATATCCACAAACTATATGGGCATCACAATCAGGTTCATACACAGACTTTGACGTAGGTAGTGGTAACGCTGCTGATGCTTTTATTTACACAATTGCTGCAAACAAAGTAAACGTAATACGTTGGCTAGCACCTGCACGTGATCTAATTGTAGGTACAGCAGGCGGTGAATTTAAAGTAGGTAGACCTGCAGGTGAACCTCTAAAGCCTGACAATGTTACAATTACACAACAAACTACTTATGGTGGTTGGACAACAGAACCTATACAGGTAGGTAACGTTGTTTTGTTTGTACAAAAAGAAAGAAAAAAAGTTAGAGAATTTGCATATAGATTTGAAGATGATGCGTATTCAGCGCCAGATATGTGTCTATTAGCAACACACATTACAGGCACAGGCATTGTAGATGTTACCTATGCGCAAGAACCTGAAAGTATTTATTGGGCAGTACGTGATGATGGTTTATTGATAGGCATGACGTATCAACGTGAAGAAGACGTTATTGCATGGCATAGACATGTTATTGGTGGACACATTAAACACAGTATAAATACATCTTCACAACTAACATCAGCAGCATCAGATAGTGATAATAATGGGTTTTTTACCATTACTGGGCATGGTTATGTAACAGGTGACCCTGTTGAATATGATAACAATGGTAATGCTAATATTGGCGGTCTTGTAGATGGAACTATTTATTACGTAATTAAAATTGACAATAACACTATAGAATTAGCGAGAACATACAAACAAGCTGTAGATAGAACTGTACATCAAATAGGTACGGGTTCAGGTACACACATTATTAAAAATCATGCCAAAGTAAAATCTATTGCTTCATTCCCAGTAGGTGATACAACAGAAGTTTGGATGGTTGTAGAAAGAATTGTCAACGGTTCAAAAGTAAAATACGTTGAATATTTAGACCCGACATTAAATATGGATTCTACATTAAATGGCATAGTAAACGGAGCATCAGGTACATTATCAAACCTTGATCACTTAGAAGGTGAATCAGTACAGGTATTAGTAGGTGATGCAGTATTTCCAAATCAAACAGTTACTAATGGCGAAATATCAGTGTCGTTACCATCTACAAGCGGTTTTCAAAATGTAGAAATAGGCTTGGGTTACACAAGCAAAATGGTAACTATGAGCATAGAGGCAGGCGCTAATGCAGGCACAGCGCAAAACAGACCTAAAAGATGGAATGAAGTAGCAGTAAGGTTGTTTGAAACTGTAGGTGTTACAGTTAACGGTGATCAAATACCATTTAGATCATCTTCTACACCTGTTGGTCAAAACATACCACCTTTTACTGGTGACAAAAGAGTAACTAATACGGGATGGGATAGACAAGGTAAAATAACAATAGAGCAAACACAGCCGTTACCTATGACGGTTCTTGGTGTAACAGGAACGTTGGTAACAAGTGATTAGAGGAGGTTCATAATGGCGTGGTGGGTAATTCCTGCAATGGTGGCTTCAACTGCTGTAACTGTAATGGGCATACAGCAGCAAAAGAAGAACATGAAAGCCAACCGTGCATGGCAAAATTATGAAAATGAATTGAACTTTCATTACGAAAAACAAAAACGTTTAACAGATGAAACAAAACGTTTAAGTGAAGTACGGGCTAGAACTGGTGCATCAGGTACAGCAATGTTTACTGGTAGTAGTTTGCTTGTAGCCAATGCAGATATAGAAGAATTTGAAACAGATATGTGGTATTTAGAAAAAGGATTGTGGGCAAAAACCCAAGCACAGGATGCAGCACTAGCAGGTGAAATAGCTAATGCCAACTTTGCTATAGGACAATCTTTGTTTAATACGGCAGCAAGTGCAGGTACATATAAAGCAAATATGGACAATGCAGCTAAATATGGGAGTAAATAGTGAAGATACCTAGATACACAGGCAATGTTGGAAGCGCACCTATACAAAGCGGTAGAACGCTAACAACAGGTACAGGCAGCGCACAAGGCATGGTTAATTTAGGCCAAAGCATGCTTGACGCTGTATCTACGTTTGCAGCACAAAAAGTAGCGCATACAGCTAAAATGCGTGATCAAGAAATACTAGACCTATCAACAATATCTGAAGGTGAAAGTATGATGGCTGCTAATGATTTTAGTTTTAGTTTAGAAACACGAAGGGATTATCAAAATTTTTTACCTGAATATGAAACTACTTGGGATAAACATACTAAAAAACTTAAAAAAGATAAATTTACTAATAATGGTGTATTTGATGAAATAGCATGGAATAGTTACTTACCTAACCATCAAAAGACATTTATGGAAGGTAAAATTAATGTGCAAACTGCTATAAGCAAAGCTAGAAACGCACAATCAGTAACAGCATATAATACCAATTATAATCAAACAGAAATAAAATTAGAAACATCTACTTCTACTGCTCAAGTTGTTGGTAACTGGAACGATTGGAAAAATAACGTTTTTGCTAATTACAGAGGTTTAGCTACGTTTGACCAAGGTACATTAGATACAGGTTTTGATGGTTTATTTAAAAAAGCCAACACACAAATGATGTTAATGCAATCTGGTGTAGACGGTAAAACACCTATTTATCAAAACCCAAATGGCAAAACAGTTACTGATTGGTCAAAAGTAGCAGAACGTGCTGCAGACCCAACAGTAACAATGGTTGATGTTGATGGTAATAAATTAACTGTAGATGACCCTGCAAGAAAAGAATTTATTAGTAACGCTATAGCATTGTCTAATGAACAAGAAAGTTTTGATCAAAGCCAACGTACAGAAAACATGCGTAATGATAATGATAATTTTAACAACAGATTGATTGGTATTTATAGAGGCAATGTAGATGATAACTTTTTAAAAGAGTTAGAAGACAACAATACAATTGATGGCACAACTAAGAAAACATTAGCATTAGCTTATAGTACAGCAGTAAACGCTAGAAATGAAGGTAAGCCATATTATGACACAATAGAAGGTAAAAAGACAGAAAGTTTAGTTACAGCTATGGTGTTGTCTGGAATGATTGATACTGAAGAAGAAAAATCAACAATTATTAAATTAGCTGCAGATGGCATGATAAGCCCAGATACAGCAAGATCGCTTTCAAGTGACATAGAAAAATATCAAAAAGATAAAAATAATCATAAATTAATTATGTACAGAAATGCTGTAAAAACAGTTATGAAAGCAGCAGGAGCGCCACCAGATGTATTGTCACAAATGGACATGTTACAAAATATGTCACAAGCTGATCTTATGACACAAATTAGCACTATTATGGGCAGTAATATGACACCTAACGCATACAAAGCAGTTAACAATTTAACTCTTTTAATAGCTGAAGGTGAGAAAAAAGGTTTAACTATGAACCAAATGTTAATGAACCCTAAAAGCCCTGCATACTTAATGAATGATCTGGTTGAAGTATATACTGATAAAGCTAAAGAAGAAAATATTAAAAATTTTGAATTAAAAGCAAAAGGTACAAATGCTTATATTATGAAAGACGCTAAATTTGGTAATTACAAAATAGACCCTGTAGGATGGTCAAACTATGTTGAAAGCCAAGGTGGAACTGTGCAAAATATACAAGTACCCCCTAGAGCCGAAAATGAACCAATAAACACTTATCTACTTAGATTGCAAAAATTTAACAACAAACAAGCAGCACAAGAAACAGGTATGCCTACATTCTTACGTAGTGATGTTGTTGGTGGTGAAAATACGCAAACTATGATAGTAATACCTAATCAGGAGCAATAATTAATGACTGTTGGAATAACAGCATCGCAATTAAAATTAGCAGGTTTTGATGATGAATCAATCATTGGTCATATTGAAGACCAAAGACCATTACTTATACAAGCAGGTTTTTCTAACAATCAAATTGATAAATTTTACGGAATAGAACGTACATCACCACATCCATTACATGATAGTGACCTTAATACTCACAATATGCCTGTTAATACAGAAGGCACGGCATCAAATGAGCAAGATGTTAGCACAACTTGGGCAGAAAAAAGGGCAAAAGAAGACAGCGCAACAGCAACAAACGATACTAAGGTTAACAATTCAAACACTAAAGAAACTACATCTGCTATAAAACAAGGTGATACTGTTAACGTAGATCAATCTAATATAGTTACAATGGTAGATCAGGTTATAGATAATCCTGATTCTATAGCATTTGGTAAGACACCTGATTACAACGAACAACTTTATAAAACTATAGCTGATCAAAATGCTGCATTAGAAAAAAAAGAAGCAGAGATGAAAGCTAATGGTCTTATTTATCGTGACCAATTAACTGACGCAGAAAAAAAAGCACACAGCCGTAATGGTAAAAAACCTATTAGGGATGGTGTTGCTATGACAGTAATTAACAGACCAACCCCAGATGAAAAACTACCAATACTTAACACAGTAGTTACTACTGGGCCATCAACTATGTTGGTTCTTAATAGTCTAAAAAATACACAAAATTTAGAAGATGATGACCTAGCTACTATTAATGAATATTTGTCTTTTATAGCTGCTATGGAATCTAGCAATAGAAATATACAAAATGAAGCAGGTACTAAAGGCGGTGTATTTCAGATAAAAAACGATGAAATAGTAGAACTAATTAATTATTACGGAAACATAGCAAAAGCAGCTAATCCTGAATTTGTTATGCCTAAATTTTTTGAAGCTGCATATGAACATAAAGATGCAACTAAATTATCTTTAGATGCACAAAGATCATTAGCATTAGTAAAAATATTAATGAACCCTGATGCACAGGCATATGTATTGCAAGGTGCTAGAGGTGATAAAGATGCTCTTACAGAGTTATATACAAAATATTACAACCCTGCAGTAACAGTAGATAATTCTGCACGAATAGCTGAAATAGAAGCTAGACGTTTAGAAATAGAAAAAGCAATGAAAAATATAGATGTTGGCATACAAGATTTTAGTGCTGACACTACAGGAGTAGTTAATCTTGATTTTGAAAACAGATCAATGGACATGTTTTTAAATGAATTAGATGATCTAAACGCAGAAATGGATTTGTTGACACAAGGCACTAGAGATCAAGTTGCTTTTGATGAACGTGTCAATCAACACATGGGTTCATGGAATACATTAAATTATGAATATGAACTACCAATGTTAGCTACATGGGGTAGCGACATACTAAAGCCTGATGAAGACGATTGGGCCATAACTAAATTTATGAAAGATAGTTGGGCAGGCCGTAAGTTTGTTAAATATACAGGTGGTGCAGGTGACAAAAACGTATTTGGCGCAGGATATTCTATGTCCACAATGGGTCTTATACAAGCATATCACACTGCTATTACAGAAGATGGCATAGACCCACAATTAGCATATGAACAAATATTTATGCACCAAGCACAAAACTTTCCGCAAGAAATAGTGCAAAGTGCTATTACCTTAACTGCTGATCTACCAATGATGGGTCTAGGATTTGTAACAGGTGCAGGTACAGGATTAGCATTAACAGGTGCTACGGGAGGTGCAGCAGCGCCTGCTACGCCATTTATAGCATTAGGTTTTAGTTTTGGATTACCTGAAACAGTACGTGATGTGTATATGCGTGCTTTGTTAAATGGTGATGTAAACAACTTTGATGAATTGCTAGATGAGATTATGCGTGTTCAATCGCTAAAAACATTTGGTAAATATACAACAGTTGGTGCAGCTACATACGGTACAGGTAAAGCAATTAAAGGCTTGGGTGGTAATCGTTACACACAAATGGCAGGTGAGGTAGGTACACTTGTTACATTGTCATCTGTTATGGAAGGCCAAGTACCTACTAGAAAAGATTTTGCACATGCTGCTGTATTAATATTTGGATTACATGGTGCAGCAACTGGTATTAATAAACTTTACCATGTTTACAAAAAATATGGCGTACATCCGCGTGACATGGAAACATTGTCACAAAGACGTGAAGATGTAAAAACTGATCTACTAGACCCAGATATTGCAGAACCTAGGGCGCTAGCAGAACTTAACGAAGCATTTATTACAGGTCTTGAAGAAAAGTCAGGTATTAAAATTGTTGAGCCATCTAAAGTAAATCCTAATCAAAAAGTAGCTATTGAGCCAACTGGTTCAAAAGAAGGTAC